TATTTGTACAGGCAGATAATAAAATATTAAAAGGTTCAAAAACTACGTATGCAGATTGGTGTGATAGGCATGGTTTTCTTTGGGCACAAGGAACTATACCTAAGGAGTGGATGGATGAATGATGATATAAGTATTACGTTTGAAGATGATGATAGAGTAAAAAAATTTGTAGATGCACTTGACTTAAAAGAAGGTTATCTATATATTGTATTAAAACCAGAAGATAATGGTTTTGAAATACTAGGTGCAGATAAACTTCCAGGTGATGTTGCAGAAGGTGCTGCAACTAAGATGTACATATTGTTTTCAGGTCTTATGAGTCTGGCTACTGAACAGCAAGACTTAGTTATGGAAGCAGGTAATTATGCTATACACAGAGAGTTAGATAGAAAAAGAAAGAAAGAAGTAGAAAGTAAAGGAGAAAATGTAATTGCTTTTCCGAGGAAAAAGGATGTTTAAATATAACGAAAAGAATTTAATTAAACAAATTCTAGTTTACATAATAAACACCTACACACAACATTATTCTAAAAATAATCTACAGGCTACTGAGGTGATTATAGACTCAGGGTATGGCAAAGGTTTTTGTATCGGTAATGTGCTTAAGTATGCACAACGATATGGAAAGAAAGGAAGTCACGAAGATCAAAGAAAAGACTTGCTTAAATTAATACACTATGCGATCATAGCGTTGTTTATTCACGATGAAGAAGGAGTTAGTGATGAGTAAAGAAGAAGTAAAAAAAGAAAGAGCACATAAGGAGGATGGCACATTCCAAGCTGATGACCCTAGTACACCAGACCAGAATGAAGCTTTCAAACCTGTAAGGTTCTATCTTATGCAAGACCAACTAGCTAATACTATTTTACAAAAGCTAGCAACTCTACCTTATGGTGAAGTAAGTGAAATGCTTAATAGTCTTAGAGCTATGCAACATGTCTTAGTTGACCCAACAACAAGAAAAGTATTGGATCAGTCCGTTGCAGAAAAAACAGAAGAATAGAGCTATACTTGCACAACTAACTGTAGAGTTAAGTCAAGACGGTAAAGTGTATCTGGAAAATCAATCTCTTGATCCTAAGCTTTTTAGACAAGCAATGGATGAATGGAATGATACTTACGAAGGTACACTTACCCTAACTAACCTTTTATATGGTCTAAAGCGTGAAATAGAGCTTTTACAAGACAAAATCCCTACATTTTTGAAGTAATCCTCTGTAAAGCCCATAGAAGCTCATACAGCAAAAGTTGCTGTTTTTGGATGTCTACTATTCAGGAGGTGTTAAAAGGGTCTTAGAAACGATTCTGAGGAACTTTTTTTTACAGAACCTGTGATAAACAGATAATTATTACTAAATACGATGCTACGTGCACAATGTTTTCCATGAAATACTCCTAGGCATGGAAAGGTTAATGATACTTTCATTATACACACAGAATACAGATTTGTCCAATCAATAGTTGTGATGAAAACTATTTATAATGTAAATACTAGTTAGCTAAAGGGTTGTCATTGTTACCAATATTGTCAACTCTACCTTCAACTCTATCTAATCTTTTCTCAAGGTTTTCTACTTTAGTTTCTAAAGGTGCAATATTAACAGTCTTAAACTTTCTTTTCTCTATATTATCAAGACGTAAGTTAAATTGTCCCCACGTGTAGAAGCCCCCTCCGATTGCAGTTATCACCCCTATTATGGTGATGTACTGCTGTAGCTTTGGTAATATGTTTTTCATATCGTTCTCCTATTTTTTGCCTACGTAAAGACCGAACCAAGCTGCTCCTGCACCTACTATCACAGATACAAAAGCTGATTGTGCATTGGTAGGGTCTGGTAAAGTCATAAACCACATGGATGTTTTATAAAACATTAATCCATATAAACTAATTAGAAGCCTAGGAAATATTCTCCATTTGTCAAAGCCTTCTGGATTGTTATACCAAGACTTTCTTTCGACTTCTACTATCTTTACTTCTTCTGCCATACTATCTCCTATCTATAAAAAATTCTGTAGACTGTCCACCTGTCATGTTTTGTAGGGTGTTCATACTATCAGATACCATAAAACTATACCCTGCATTATCTTCTAGCGTTACACTTGCGTATATCACAGTTGGTGTATACCAGTTTGTTTGATCTGTTATGTTAGCAGAAGTATAGTCAGAGAAGTTGGGTACGTAGTTCATGTAGGCAATTAAATTAGATTGTCCTTGAGAATCATATTGTCCAGACTCCTCTTGTTGTGCTTGTGATTGTTCTTGTTGTGCTCTTATGTTGTTGGCTACTATCTCCTCTGCTATCTGTTCTGCTTCAGATGATGTAACCATAGTGCTTGTAACACTTTGTATTTGGTTTTCCATACTGGTAACTTGTACCTCAGCCATTGCCATAGATGGTGTATTGTCCATAGTAGGCACTGGCAGTATCTCTATAGATTGTAAAACATTGTTTGTTTGTACTTGTGCGGATGCTATCTGGTCTGAGATACTAGGTGAACTAGATATAGATGTGCTACCTGAACCTCCTGATACTGCAGAAGCTGTAGTGCTGTTTGTACTAGAAGAGTTACTGTTTCCATAACTGTTAGCTATAGAATTACTAACTATAGAATTTGTATTAGATACTACATTCCTACGTCTAGTTCTTCGTTCAGGTCTATCTCCTGACTCTTCAGTAAGTTCTTCACCAATCTCCTCTTCTTTAAATTCTTCTTCATATTCTTCTTCAAACTCTTCTTCCGTTTCTCCAAGCTCTTCTCTCTCCTCTATCTCTTCTTCAAAGTCTTCAAACTGTTCTTCGTACTCTTCCCTGTCCATCTCATCTTCAAAGTCAAAGTGCTCATCCATATGTTGAGCAAACTCTACAAACTCTTCTTCTGTAACTCTTACCTCAGGTAGTTCATCTAAAGGTATTAGTATATCTACAAAAGTTAATGATCCTTCTGTACTATTATCCAGAGTAGAATCCCCAAAATCAAATATATCGAAACTATCAAAAGTGTCTTCATGTTCTTCTACATCCCTGCTATCATATTCCATATAACCAATGCTAGCAATATCATCGTAGAAATCACCAGTATCACTCCCACCATCATCACTCGTAGAAAAAACAGATGTTCCTGTATAAACTTCTTCAGTATTGAACCCATAAAAATCCTCCTCATTATCATAGCCTAACAACATGACATCAGAAACACCTGAGCCCTGTAGGTAGTAGTCATCTTCTTCTGTTCCATCAAATGTTAAATCATATACATCACAAAGTTCTGAGTAATTAGAATCAACTAAACACTCAGAAGATAAATTACTAAATGATTCATCTACAACCTCTGCTGTAGTTAAACTAAAATCATCAGTCTCACTGTAGGTTGTGCTATTGGTGTCTTCGTATCTCAAGTAAGTTACAGCTTCATTGTTGCCTTGCAATCCTATAGTTATATCGTGATTTGATATGTTTATTTTATCGTATCTAAATTCTATGACATTTGTTGTTTCGTACAAGATAGCTTCAAAAGAATTCCTGTTAGAATTGTTATACTCTCTCGCATCGTACCATCCAATTACAAAGTATTGATCTGTATCAGATGTATTACCAAAGGTCTTGATGTAGGGATTTTGTGTGCCGTTGTTAATTAAATCGGTCCAAAGGGGGTATACTGTGTAATTGAAGGAGGTAGCAGGTATTACTTCTGATAAGTAGTTTCTGCTTCTAGGAACAGAGAAGTTGTTCTGGAAGGTAAAGAAACCATTCATAGATATGTTTACATCATCAAACGTAGAACCATAAAACTCAAAGTCAAAGCCAAGAGGTTTCATCCCAGACATTTGATCGTCACCGAGGTTTAGGGCAGTACCAGTGCTTTGTATGTTAAGAAGGGGGTCACTGCCTACAGTAAATGTAGGTGTGTTTGCATATACGGTACTACCCAGTAGGAAGATTAATGTTAAGAGTCTGTACATATCTTATGTGTAGGATACTTCTTACAGAACTTTGGTTTAGTGTAGGCTTTAAATTCGTGTGTGGCAAGTTCTTTTTTTACGTCTTCCCAGTCAGGTCTATCTTCTGGGTTCTGTTCCCAAGCAATACGTGCTTCTTCACCTATCTTGCCTTTATACGG